CGCAGGCAGCAGCTTGACCATCTCGGTCTCATTGAGCCGCATTTACACCACCTCGCTCTCGACCTTGTGGCTGACAGTCAGGTGGCCGCTGAACTTGGCGACTTGCGTGTCGTCGAGGGCCTTGTAGGTCGGCTTGACGACGTCCACGCGGAAGGCGCCTGTCAGGTTCTCGCCCCACGAAGGCGAGAGGATCCGCTTGCGGAGCTGGTCGGGGTTGATGTCCCGGCCGAGGGCTGCGACTTGCCACTCGTTGTAGCGGTCGATCGCGCCGCCTGTGCCTTCGACGTTGGCGATCACCTCGGCCTCGCTCTCCGGCGTGGTGTAGTACACGATCTCGATGTCGTAGGTCTCGACCTCCGGGGGCACGGCGCTCACTTTGTCAGTGAGTGGTCGGATGTCCTTGGCGTTGACCACGTCCAGCACCTTCGCCAGCATGGCAGCGTCGGGGATCCCGCCGCCTTCCAGCAGGGGCACGATCTTGACGCAGCCCTCCAGCGTGCGGGTGATGATGATGTCGATGCTTTCGGCAGCCGCGAGACTGCCCTTGAGCGTGATGGCCAGCAGGCCGTCGGCGTAGTCGACGGTGTAGTCCGTGTCCTTGACCGCCGCCGTGCTCTGCCCGTGGGCCTTCACGACGAGGGTGTCGGTCAGAAGTGTGCCGCCGCCCTTGAAGGCTTTGCCGTCGTAGACCGTGAGGGTCTCGCTGACGGTTTCCTTCTCGCTGACGGCCTTTGCGTCCACGATGGAGCTGTCTGCCGTCATTACCCAGTAGATGTAAGCCTGTTCGGGGCCAGCGGTGGATCTTTTGGCAGGAGCCAGACGGATCCGCTCGCGGAGGCGGTTGTCGCCTTCGGTGGTGTAGGGTTCGCCGTCATCGCCTCCGGCCGTTTCGGTCAGGTTGGTGACGGACTCGATGTAGGGGATCAGGTCGACGAGGGTGGTGATCGTGCCGGCTGCGTAGCCGTTGAACTTCGTGCCGTTGCTCACGGCCGAGGTCGGCACCTCCACAGAGTAGGCGCCAGCTTGCAGCACAGCGATCTCGTCGGTCGCAAAATAGTTTTCGCTGTCCGGCGTCACCTTCGTCCATTTCGGAATGATGATGTTTTTCTCCTGCGGCGTGGAGACAGAGAAGCGCATGGTCGTCTTGGCCGGTGTGCCTTCCAGTCGTCTCACGTCCTGCCGCTCGCCGATGGCGTCCAGCACCTCGCCCCTCGCATAGCGGAGGAGCGTCTGCCGGCCGACGTCGTTGAGGCTGTTGTAGAGGGCAACGAACACGGGCACGAGAGCCTCACCGAAGATCCGGCGCTCGTCGCCCGGGTAGAGCGGCTCGCCGGCGCCCTTTTCGAGCTCGGTGATGATGGCCTTGTATAGGGTGCTCGCATCTGTCGTGGTGAGTTTGATGTCCTCGCCGTAGGTATTTGTCGCGTCGCTCACGCTGTTCACCTCCTTCATGTGATGTTCTCGATGCTGGCCCGCAGCTCGAAGTCGCCGGTCTGAGCGGTCAGGGCCTTCAGGTCGGAGTCACTGAGCTGCACGCGGGGCTCGTAGGTTTCCACAACGAACTCCACGTCGGCGGCCAGATCGGTCGCAGCGGTTTCGCTTGGCTTGTCGATCAGCGTGCGGTCGATCCCCTTGATGCGCTCGTAGGGCACCTCCCCGCGGATGGTCTTGAGGAGGTTCTGCACGCAGATCTCGGGCGCTCCGTTGCCGGATGCTTTCATTGGGATCACCTCGCTTTACTTGAGCTGCGCATTGGTTGGCTTTTTGGATGCTTTGGCGCTGCTGGAGGCTCCGACGTTCACAGCCGAGGAGCTGATGCCGAGCTCCTTGTAGGTGGCGATGCCTGCCGCCGACTTGGAGCTACTGCCGCTCTTGCCGCTGCTGCTGGATTTTCCAGAACTGGCCTTTTTGCTGCTGGCCTCCTCGGCGTACTCGGTCAGCTTGATCGTGATCTTGCCGGTCAGGATCCTGCCGAGGTTGTCCAGCTTGGTGTCTGATAGGCTCACGCCTGTGAGCTGAAGGTTGGCCGGGCCGAAGCGCCGGCCGGCCAGATAGAAGGGAGCATACTGCCCGACCAGCGCCGTCCACGACTCGTACTCGCTGCGCACGTCGCAGCCGACCGCGGCAGCCAGATCAAAGTCGAAGCTCATGCTTTGCAGCTTGAGCGCCTTGGTCTTGGTCGCCGGGGATCCGGCTTTGTCGTCGCTGTTTTCCGTGTCGAGCTCGACGCTGGAGGAGACGCCATTCAGGGCGGCGATCCTCTGGCTGGAGACGCCCCACGTCTTGCCGTTCCATGATGCCATGACGGCCATGTCTATCC